TAAAATACCAACTGTATTGAAAGAAGGTGATCAGGTATTATTACATTCAAGATTATTGAAAGGTGATAATGAAGTTAAGATTGATAAAGAAAAATTTGTCCTAGTAAGAGAATCAGAAATAGCAGGCATATGGAAAAATTAAATTTAGAACTAGTAAAGGCTGGATTTGCAAATGGTGCAGCGGATGGCCGACCTTTAACAGAAGAACAAAAAGTAGCAATGATTGCAGATGCAGAAAAAGCATTTGGCCAATTTTTAGATGCTTTAAGAGTAGATTGGAGAGATGATCCAAATTCTGATAAAACTCCTTATCGAGTTGCAAAGGCATATGTGAGAGACTTATGGGCAGGCAGGTATGAAGCTCCACCTAGTATAACAACATTTCCAAGTGATGGGTATGATGGAATGGTATTTGAAGGAGGAATTCCATTAACTAGTATGTGTTCACATCATCATCAAACTATTATGGGTAAAGTACATGTTGCTTATATTCCAGGTAAAGATAGTCAAGTAATTGGTTTATCTAAATTAAATAGATTGGTAGAACATTTTGCAAGAAGAGGTGCAATTCAAGAACAATTAACGGTTGCAATTCATAACGCAATGCATACTATTATTTCAGATAATGCAGGAGTAGCAGTTATGATAGATGCAACTCATAATTGTGTACAATGTAGAGGAGTTAAACATGGAGGTGCAACTATGAAGACAAGTAAATTGACCGGCGCATTTAAGAAAGATCCATCTACAAGAAATGAATTTTATGAATTTGTAAAAGGATACTAATGGATATATTAATACCAGAATATAAAATAGAAAGACGTGTTAGAGCATTAGCACATAAAATATCAGAAGAACATAGGACTTCCGGCGATTCATTACCACCAGTAATGATATGCGTATTGAATGGCAGTTTTATGTTCTTTACAGATTTAGTAAAAGACATGGGTATAGATGTATCAATAGATTTTATTAGGGCTAAATCATATGAAGGACAAGATAATTCAAGCGGAGTAGAATTTACTAAAGAATTAGAAATACATTGTAAAGGAAGAAGAGTTTATATAGTTGATGATATAGTTGATACAGGAAAAACAATGATGGAAATTTTATTTAAAGTAGATGAGATGCTACCAACAGATGTAAAAATAGTTACGTTATTAAAAAGAAAAGAAGATAGCCCACCAGTAGATCATTTTTGTTTTGAAATAGATAAAGAATGGGTTGTAGGTTATGGATTAGATGATAACGGACTAAAAAGAAATTATAGAAACATTTATAAAATAAATTAATATGGCAAAGAGTTTAGGACAGCATCCAGATGCAAAAAAACATAAGATAATAAGTTTTATCAAATCAGGAATTAGGATATTAGGATATACTTTAATACCATTTAATTTGGTAGCGTCAGTTATTATTCTTATATTAAGTGAAATAGTAGGAATAATAGAAGAATTAGTTTAATGTATCAAGCAGTAGCATACCAAAGACGTAATAATACAGTCCATATATGGGATGATGTTAAAGGCCATGTCAAGATAAAATATAAGCCATATGCATACGCAAAGAACCCCTCTGGTGCGTTAACAACATTAGATGGGACTCGTGTAGATAAAGTATGGAATCCAGATCCAGCAGCATTTGGATTGTATGAATCAGATTTGAATCCTGAAATGAGAACCTTAATAGATCAGTATACTGATTCAGATGAAATATCAACCGGGCATAGAACTTTATTTATTGATATTGAGGTAGATATTGAAAATGGATTTCCAACTCCTGAAAAAGCTCAAAATGAAGTAACTGCAATTGCGATTTATGATGAAGCTGGTGATCAAAAGTTTGTTTGGATTTTGGATAAAGAAGGAAAGGTTGCATCAAAAAAGAAAGGTAATTTTGAAACAGTATCCTGTCCAGATGAAGCAACATTATTATCTAAATTCTTAACAACATATTATGCAATAAGACCAACCTTAATTACAGGATGGAACATTGACTTTTTTGATATTCCATATCTTTATAATAGAATATCTCAAGTATTAGGAGAATCTCAAGCAAGGACGTTATCTCCAATTAAAGATGTTATTTGGTTAAAGCATAGAAATAGATATAGAATATCTGGAGTATCATGTTTAGATTATATGGCATTATATAAAAACTTTACTTACAATGAAGAGTCTAGTTATTCATTAGAAGCTATATCTCAAAAAGAGTTGGGTAAAGGTAAGATGAAGTATGAAGGAACCTTAGATGATTTGATGAAGAATGATATTCAAGGTTATATTGATTATAATATGAATGATGTCGATCTAGTATATGAAATAGATCAGAAAATGAAGCTAATGGATCTAGCTCGTGGTATATGTCATAAAGGGCATGTCCCATATGAAGATTTCTTATTTCCAACTAGATATTTAGATGGAGCTGCATTAACATACATGAAACGATTAGGAATTGTAGCACCTAATAAACCTAGGCATGATGAAATAAAACATGTAGATTTATTAGGAGCATTTGTAAAAGCACCAAATCCAGGTAGATATAAATGGGTATATGACCTTGACTTAACATCGTTGTATCCTAGTATCATAATGACACTTAACGTTTCACCAGAAACTAAGATAGGTAAGATTGAAGACTTTGATGGACACAAATATATCAAAAATATTCCAATGGAATATTCAATGGATAAGGAAGGATGGTCATCACCTGAAAAATTAAGATCATACTTAACAGAAAATAAATATTCAATCGCAGCAAATGGAGTTATATATGATACTAAACAAAAAGGTTTTATATCATCTATACTTGAAAAATGGTTTGCTGAAAGAGTTGAATATAAAAATTTAAGAAAGAAATACGAAGCAGAAGGTAATGAAGCTAAGGCAGAATATTTTGATAGATTACAATTAGTAACAAAGATTCTTCTTAATTCATTTTACGGAGTTCTAGGTAATCCAACTTTTAGATTTAACGATCCAGATAATGCAGTTGCAATTACAAGTACAGGACAACAATTAATTAAATTTACTGCAAATATAGGTAATCAATTCTATACAAAAGAATTAGGAAAGAAAAAGGATTATTGTATATATACAGATACAGATTCAACTTTCTTTTCATCATTACCAATTATAGAACATCGATATCCTGATTTTGATATTTCAGATGAAATATGGATGGCAGATAAAACAATTGAAATTGCAGATGAGGTTCAAGATTTCATTAATAGATCATATGATATATATGCTGATAGATTTCATAATGTCAATGTTCATAAATTTGATATTAAACAAGAAAATGTTGCTAAGGCAGGTTTATGGATAGCAAAGAAAAGATATGCACAATGGATTATCAATCAAGAAGGACATACTGTATCTAAATTAGATGTTAAAGGATTAGATGTTGTAAGATCATCATTTCCACCATCATTTAGAAAATTCATGGCCGAAGTATTAAAAGATATTTTAACGGATATTACCAAAGAAGAGCTAGATGAAAAGATTCTTAATTTCAAAGAACATATGAAAACATTACCATTGATTGATGTTATGTTTCCGATTGGTGTTAAAAATGTAAAGAAATGGCAAAGGAAAGGTGATGGTATATTTGCAGTAAGAATGAAAGGAACTCCGGTACATGTAAAATCTGCATTAAACTATAATGATATGTTAAAGCATCATAAGATAAAAAATGTTAGAGAAATCATTAATGGTGAGAAAATAAAATGGACGTATGTTAAAGAAAATAATATGGGTTTAGTTACAATGGCAATGAAAGGATTCGACGATCCACCTCCAATAGAAAAATTTGTGCAGGATAATATTAATTACAATAAAGTATTTACATCTGCATTTGCTAACAAGTTGAATGACTTCTATGGAGCAATGAAATGGGGAGGAATCCCAGAAAATAATAATTTAGGTAAGTTTTTTGCATTCAATTAAATGATTCCGTCAATTAAATAAATAAGAGAGAACAATATGGAAACAATTTTAACAGTTTTAAGTACACTTGGAGTGGGTACGTTAGCGTATGCGTTTGCGGGTGTAATAAGGTTGAGCAGAAGGGTCAATGATCTGGAGCTATTAAGAATGGAATTGATAGACTTTGAGAGACAATTTGAAAGACAAGTTGAGTCAGAAAGTCAAGATCGAGAAGAAGGTGATAACACTATTAATAGACGAATAGATGAATATCAAATTCAATTAGAAAGTAGTACAGATAGACGTTTTGATAACGTTTGGTCTGAGGTCCATAAATTGGACAAAACAATCAATCCGAATAAGGATTTAATAAAAGGATTAACTAAATAGTTTAGTTAACTTTTAGATGAATTCATTTGGTTGTTTGCAAAAAATTTATTATATTAATTTAAAATAAAAAGGTTATGTACGGAAAAAGTTATTGGTATGGAAGAGAAGTAGAAGGTAGATTATCTGATATAGAAACAGTATTTGTCAGAGGACAGGTACCTAAAAATTATAAAGAGTATCCACATATCTATTTTACAATTGAATATATTGAAATGGCATGTGTTCATGGAAATTGGGACGAAATTCATAATATATTAGAAACTAAACAATATGTTACAATAGAAGCTAATGAAAAGACAATGGATAAAATACCAATGTCTATTTTTAATAGAGCACATATTATATATAGAATACCAGATGTACATGTTACAAAACTTAAAAAGACAGATACATTGTCTATAGACGCAGGATGGTATAGAGTCCACCAGATTACAAAATGTAATATGATGGAAATTAATCCTGATGATTATAAATTTGATAGAATAAAGGAATAATATGAAAAGAAATTTATTTTACTTTGGCTTAGAGCCATTAAAGGCAAGATATACATATCAGTTATGTAAAGAATGGATGCCTAAAACATTTGAAAAATATTCAGATAAATTAAACTTTATCGACGTTGAAGGTGATTTTGATCCCGATTGTGAGATTAAAGTTGGAGCAGTTTTAGATGCAATTGGAAGAGGAAAATATAGTTTATCTCAATGCCAAAACTTCCTAGATATGCTGTATAATGACAAAGTCAATGATGGTGATATAATATTCTTGCAAGACTATTGGACACCAGGAGTCGAAGCCATATGGTATGCATTAGACCTGTATGGTTATAAGAATGTAAAGGTGTATACAATGTGTCATGCTCAATCAGTTGATGAATATGATTTTACATATCCAATGAGAGATTGGATGAGACCATATGAATTAGGATTAGATAAAAGATTGACTGGTATATTTGTAGGAAGTTCTATTCATAAAGAACAGTTAAGAGCAGCAGGATTTGAAGCTCCAATACATGTTGTATCATTACCAATACATAAAGAAGCTACATTAAAAAAGCTTCCATCTGGGACATATTATAAGAAAAATACTATTGTATATTCATCTAGATTAGATAAAGAAAAGAATCCTTTCTTTATGATGAAAGTAGCAGAAGCATTCCTAGAAAATCATCCAGATTATGAATGGCATGTAACTACATCAGGTAAAGGATTTAAGAGTATGTTACCAGGTGTTATTGATACATTAGAAAAATTAGCAAAAGATCAACCTAGGTTTGTACTAATGACAGGATTGACAAAAGAAGAATATTATACAGAGTTAGCAACTTGTAAAATTCAATTCAATTCTGCATTACAAGATTATGTATCATGGACAGTTATTGAATCAACCACATTTGGAGCTGATGTAGTATTTCCATACTTCAGAAGTTTTCCAGAATTTATAGATGCAGATAGAATGTATAAACCATTTGATGTTCAAGATGCATTAGAGACAATAGAAGATGCATTAGAGTCGCCAAAAGTTCATAAAAATATAGTAAACATATCAGACCTAGGAAGACAAATGGAAGGTTATATTATAGCTAACGATTATGAGAATGAATTATGTGTATGGCATGAAAAGGAATTATGCGAATCATTACTAGAACAAGAAGAAGTGAAAATGAAGTTTAAAAAAGAAAAACAATTAGAATTATTTGGTGAACCAAGTGATATGGATTTTATGATATGAAAGATTTAATTTATTACCCGTCATTATCTGCAGGAGGCTGTGCAGGAGACTTTAAAAAGAATAAAGAAGTTAAGCCAGGATTATCATGTAGATTTTATGATAAAGATTTCCCTGAAAGATGGAGACATCCATATTTTCTTATAACTGCAGGACATCATTACAAATGGCCAGATGCAAGACAGCGTTATGGATTAGAAGATGATGTATTAGTATTAGGTGACTCTGGAGGATTCCAATTAGCTACAGGTGCAATTAAATGGGACCCATCATTCAAAGTAAAAATATTTGATTGGTTAGAAGCCAATTGTGATCTAGGAGTTAACTTAGATATTCCACCAAGAGCTAAATATGATGGAAAGTTTCATGAATGTATGAATATCAGTTATGACAACTTTAAATATTTTGCAGATAATCAAACTGGTAAATGTAAATTCTTAAATGTTATTCAAGGAAATAATGTTGAAGAGTATGAAGCATGGTATCAAAAAATGAAAGACTTTGAATTTAATGGTTGGTGTATTGGAGGAGCTCAAAAGAGAGTTACTATGTTTATGTCTGCATTAGTTCCAATGATAAAGAATAGAGAATTTGAAAAAGTACGAAATCAATTTATACATGTATTAGGTATATCTAAGATTTCTGATTTCTTTATGTTAAGCTTCTTACAAAAGATGTTAAATAAGTATCATGGAGGTAATATACAAGTATCAACAGATTCAAGTTCACCAGGCCTATATCCTGTATATGGAACTCATTTACATTCACCTCAATTAAGTAAAATGACCTTTACAGATTTATATTTTCCTAAAGGAGAAAATCTTCCATATAACGCAGATGATTTAGTTCCAAATCCATTAGGTCATCCAGTTTGTGAAGGAATGACATTTGGTGAGGTATCAAATTATAAAGGTGATGTGACAATGAAAATGACATTGAACAATTTATTTGTATTTAATGAAACAGTTAAACAAGTAGAAGAAATAGTAAAATGTCATAATGAATTACTACAAACAGTAGTTCCAAGAGATTTCTATGCAATACTAATGAGCATGGAAGAAATGTTCCAAGATCCAGACAAAGCAATTCATATCTATAATAAGAATAGACAATTGTATGATAAGTTTGGTGGTAGTACAAGAGATTTAGTAAACAATGAAGTATTTAATCAATTTTTCGAATAAAAAAAGGTAAACAATGGAAAAGAAACAATTAACAGGTTTTATCGACAAATATCATTTAGCAGGAAATGCAAATTCTGTTAGGTTAGATGTTAAAGATAACAAACTAAACTGTAATTTCATTACAGATGACCAAAACGTAGTAGGATCAGTATCAATGGATAATTTTGATATTGATGATGTAACATTAGGAGTATATGCAACTTCTCAATTAACAAAATTATTAACTGCATTAGATAATGATGTTACAATGAGAGTTAATAATGCAGATGAAACGGCATACTCAATTAATTTATCAGATAAAACAACAAATGTAACATTTATGTTAGCAGATTTATCGGTAATTAGACAAGTACCAGCAATGAAACAATTGCCAGACTTTAATGTTAAAATTAAATTAACAAAAGATTTTGCAGATAAATTTGTTAAATCAAAAAATGCATTACCAGAAACAGAAAACTTTGCAATTGAAAGTGATGCAATGGGAACTAATATGATATTAAATTATTCAACTTTGAATACAAATAGAATTACATGGCCAACTACTCCTGAGGGAGAACAAAGTGATTTAAAGGCAACATGTTTTTCAGCTAATCTATTTAAAGAAATTTTGGTCGCAAATAAAGATGCAGAAGAAGGATTTATAGAAGTGTCGCATGCAGGTCTAGCAAGAGTATCATTTACAGGCAAAGATTATTCATCTACTTATTATTTAGTACAGTTACAAGCTAATTAATATGTACGGAAATCAAGAAAATACATTATGGGTAGAAAAGTTCCGACCAGGAACCTTAGATGGATATGTCGGAAATGAAGCAGTAATCAGTAAGGTCCAGATATATCTTAAAAATGGAGATGTTCCACATTTGTTATTTTATGGACAAGCAGGTACAGGTAAAACTACATTAGCAAAAATTATTGCAAATAATGTAGATGCGGATATTATGTATATAAATGCATCTGATGAAAATAATGTCGACACCGTTCGTACTAAGATAAAGAATTATGCAAGTACAATTGGGTTTAAAAAATGGAAGATTGTTATATTAGATGAAGCAGATTATATGACTCCAAATGGTCAAGCTGCATTAAGAAATTTAATGGAAACATTTTCTAAAACAACTAGATTTATATTGACATGTAATTATGTTGAAAAGATTATTGACCCAATACAATCTAGGTGTCAAGTATTTGGAATTACTCCACCTAATAAAAAAGAAGTTGCTAAAAGGATTGTTGAAATTCTTAAAGATGAAAAAGTAGAATTCGAAATGTCTGATTTAGTAACTCTAATTAATAGTGGATACCCAGATATTAGAAGGATATTAAATTCAGCTCAACGTCAGGTGATTGATGGTAAATTAGAGATAGATAAACAGAGTTTGGTACAAGCAAATTACATGACCAAACTTCTCGATATATTACAAAACAATACAGATAAAAAATCTTGTTTTCAAGATATAAGACAATTAATCAATGATAGTAAGGTTAAAGATTTTACTGCATTATATAAATTCTTATTTGATGAAATTGATGTGTATGGAAAAGGACACATTGCATCAATTATATTAATCTTAGCAGAATCACAATATCAAGATGCATTTGCAGTTGATAAAGAAATACATATCATGGCCACAATGGTCAAATTAATTAATGAAATTAAATAAAAGAAATTATGGGAAAAGAAATTAGAATGGATGGTCAACAAAAACAAGACCAAAACATTACAATAAATGCGGCAGACTTAAAAGACGTTGTTTGTTCAGAATGTAAAGGAAAGATATTTAGACAAGCAAGTATGTTTAAAAGATTATCTGCATTAGTATCACCAACAGGTAAAGAACAAATTGTTCCTATTCCTGTCTTTAGATGTGATGACTGCGGAAATATTAACGAGGAATTTTTACCTAAATCAGAAAAAAAATAAATTATTATGGCAAAAGAATTAACATTTAGCGATGACGCTAGAGAAGACTTATTAAATGGAGTAAAACAATTAGCAGATGCAGTTTCAATAACACTTGGACCAAAAGGAAGAACGGTAGTTATAGAAAATTCATACGGATCTCCTACTATAACAAAGGATGGAGTTACAGTTGCAAAAGAAATTGAATTAGAAGATCCGGTAATGAATGCTGGTGCACAGATGGTTAAAGAAGCTGCTTCTAAGACTAATGATCAAGCTGGAGATGGTACTACTACAGCAACAGTATTAGCTCATACAATTCTCAGAGAAGGATTTAAGAAAATTGCAAACGGATCTAACCCAATTGAATTAAAAAGAGGAATTGATATAGCAGTTAGTAAAGTAGTATATTTTCTTGAAGAAAATGCAAGACCAGTCAATGGTACAGAAGAAATAGCTCAAGTAGGAACTATTTCAGCTAATAATGATTTATCTATCGGTACAATGATTGCAGAAGCAATGGATAAAGTAGGAAGAGATGGAGTAATTACAGTAGAAGAAGGTAAAATTGCAGAAACTATATTAGATGTAGTTGAAGGTATGCAATTTGATAGAGGATATTTATCTCCATATTTTGTAACGGATTCAAATAAAATGGAAGCTGTATTAGAAGATGCGTATATTTTAATTGTAGATAAAAAAATATCTAATATGAAAGATCTACTACCAATTTTAGAACAAGTAATGCAAGCTGGTAAAGAAGTATTAATTATTGCAGAAGATGTTGATGGTGAAGCTTTGTCAACCTTAGTTGTAAATAAAATTAGAGGTAGTTTAAAAATAGCAGCAGTCAAAGCTCCAGGATTTGGAGACAGAAGAACAGCAATACTTGAAGACATTGCAATATTAACAGGAGGAACCGTTATATCAGAAGATCATGGATTTGAATTAGAAGAAGCTACAATGGATTTATTAGGATCAGCTGATAAATTAGTAATATCTAAAGATAATACAACTATTATTAATGGTGGTGGCGATAAAGATGTGATTAAAGAGCGTATAGAATCTATTAAATTACAAATAGAAAATACTACATCTGATTATGAAGTAGAAAAACTTCAAGAAAGATTAGCTAAATTAGCAGGAGGAGTTGCAGTTATTAAGATTGGAGCTGAATCTGAAATTGAAATGAAAGAAAAGAAAGATAGAATTGATGATGCATTAAATGCAACCAAGGCAGCAATCTTCGAGGGTATTATACCAGGTGGAGGAGTGATATTAAGACGATGGGTGAATAATGATCCAGAGATATATGATAATGAAGATCAGGAATTAGGAGGAGATATTGTTGAAAAAGCTTGTCATGCACCGTTCAATACTATTATGGAAAATGCAGGCCTAAACCCAGAAGTTATTTTTAACAAGTTAGGTCCAGAAAAATATACAAAGGATTCAACACCTACAAATCAAACAGAAGGTTATGATGCAAGAAATGAAAAGGTTGTAGATATGATTAAGGAAGGTATTATAGATCCAGTTAAAGTAACAAGAATCGCTTTAGAAAAAGCAGCGTCAGTTGCAGGAACAATGTTAACTACAGAATGTGTAGTTACAAGTATCCCAAAAGATGAGCAAGTTCAGTCGCAGATGCAATCACCATATTAATATGAAGAAGACAGCCACTATATTTGATCATATAGCAAATTTAACTCATAAAAAAGTTTCATGGGATAAGTTAACGGAAGCAGACCAAAAATCATTTACTCCGTATATTATCAACAGATGGTTATCAATGCATCAGGATGTAATAGAGACAATTGATTTGTTTCAACAATATACAATCGGTCCTTTAAGTAAGAAACATGTATATCAATTATATTATGAAATATTACCTAAAGCAAATGTAAGATCAAAATATATTAAAGGTAAAAAACAAGATAAGTATAATAAAGATCTTGTAACGTTCGTAAAAGACCATTATGTGACTAGTAAACGAGAAGCAGAGGATATGATTGATATTTTCATATTAACTACAGATGGGTTACAGTCATTAGTTGATGCAATGAAAGTATATGGTAAAACAGAAAAAGAAATAAAAAAGTTATTGAAATGAAAACAATTAAAGATAGACCAAGAGTAGACTTCAAAGAAAAAATATCAACAGGCAACAAAGCTATAGATTATTGTGAAGAACATTATCCAGAAACAACTAAGATGTACAAAAATATAATGCAAGAACAATATGAATTGTTTTGTAAGAAACAAAAGAATTATGGCCCCGGTAATATATCAGTAGGAAGTAATTTAGAAACAAATGATGAAGTTAAATTATCATTAACTGGTTTATGGTTTAGAATGAATGATAAAATTCAAAGATTAAAGCAATTAATTATATTAGGACATAACGATGAAGTAGGAGAATCTGAACAAGATACATTCCAAGATTTATCGGTATATGGTATTATAGCCCAAATAGTTTCCGCAAAGAAATGGGGTAAATAATTAGGTTTTACGTATAATTTTTCTTATATTTATATATGAATAAGTTTTTAAAGTACAACCAAAGAGATCCTGCAGAAGGTGATAAGAGAATATCATACTCACAATTTGCAATGTATTCAACCTGTCCAAAACATTGGGAATTGGCATATGTTAAAGGATTACGAACTTTTAGTCAATCAATACATACTATATTTGGAACAGCTTTCCATGAAACATTACAAAATTATTTAACTGTAATGTTTGAACAATCTGTTACTAAAGCAAATCAGATAGATATTAATAAGTATCTAGCAGATCAAATGCATTCTTTATATAAAGAGGCTGTAGATAAAATGGAAGGAAATCATTTTTCATCTCCTAGAGAATTAAACGAATTTTATTCAGATGGTGTTGCAATTCTTGATTGGTTTAAGAAAAAAAGAGGCCAATATTTTTCTGCAAAGAATGAAGAATTAATAGGCATCGAGGTTCCTATATATCATCCAGTTAATGATACAAATAATAACGTAATGATGTTAGGATATCTAGATATTGTCGTCAGAGATAAAAGAGATGGTAAAATAACTATTATTGATATCAAAACTAGTACAAGGGGTTGGAATAAATACCAAAAATCAGATAAGACAAAAACATCTCAATTAGTATTGTATAAAAAGTATTTTGCAGAGCAATATGGATTTGATGTAGAAAAAATTGATATCAAGTATATGATTGTAAAGCGTAAGTTAATTGACGGAGCAATGTTTCCACAAAAACGTATTACAGAATTTATGCCTGCAAGTGGAAAGCCAACTAGAAATAAATTGACTAAATCTATAGAATCATTTGTAGATCTAAATTTTAAAGAAGATGGATCATTTATGACTAAAGGTCATGTAGCAGTAGCTGGTAAAAATAATAAAAACTGTAAGTGGTGTGAATTTAAGGACCAATTTAATTTATGTCCAAAAGCAGATAGAATTAAAGAATGAAAGTAGCAATAATAGGTAGTCGAATGTATGAAAATACACGTAAGATAAAAGATACGTTATTTCAACTGAAACAAAAATTCGGAAACGATCTTATTATAGTATCAGGAGGTGCTAAAGATGGAGCTGATAAATTTGCAAGAAAATATGCATTAGAGTTTGGAATTAATTATAAAGAATATAATCCCGCACATACAACAAAAAACTTATATTCAGCAATGAGTGATAATTATTATAATAAGACATACCATGTATCACAATTCCATCATAGGAATATGTTAATTGCAAAAGATTGTGATGTAATGATAGCATTTATCCCAATTGGATGTAATTCAAATGGTAGTATGAGTGCAATTAAGAATGTCAAAAAATTAAATAAACCAATAACAATAATAACATGAAAAAGTATTTAACATACCACGCAAAATGGCAATTAGGGATAATCGTTTCATGGCCATGTATGTATCTGTTCTCAGATATATTAGGTTGGTCAAATTTAGAAACAGTAATTGGATTTCAATTTGTAGGAGCCATAATTTTCTGGCCAATAGATAAATTTATCTTCAGAAAAATGAAAGGTTAAAGACTTCAGAAGCATATTTATAATAAATTAAAAGAACGGTTATAAGGAGAAAATATGGAATTAAACAAGTTACCAACACTAAGAAAGATTGACCCAAACAAACCTAAGAAAAAGAAAATATTATTATTATCAGATGATTTAAGATTATATTCTGGTATTGGTACTATGAGTAAAGAAATGGTTCTTAATACCTGTCATAAATATGATTGGGTACAATTAGGAGCAGCAATCAAACATCCAGAAGCCGGAAAGGTATTTGATATATCAGAAGATGTACAAAAATCTACAGGTGTGAAAGATGCATATACAAAAATATATGCATGTGATGGATATGGGAATCCCAATCTCTTACAAGAGATTATACAAATAGAAAAACCAGATGCAATCATGCATTTTACAGATCCTAGATTCTGGGGTTGGTTATATCAAATAGAACATCAATTAAGACAGGAAATACCTTTAATGTATTATAACATTTGGGACGACCTTCCTTATCCTCATTGGAATGAACCATTCTATGAGTCATGTGATTTATTATGTAATATATCTAGACAGACAAATAATATTGTGAAGAATGTATTACAAAAATTTCCAAAACCAGATTGGGCAGTGCAATGGGTTCCTCATGGATGTAATGAAAAGGTATTTTTTCCTATAACAGCATTACATCCAGTAGCTCCGGAATTTGAATCATGGTCAACAAGTTTTAAAAAACATCATGATGTTGAATATATCATGTTCTGGAATAATAGAAATATTAGAAGGAAACAGCCAGCGGATTTAATTTTAGCATATAAGACATTTTGTGATAGATTACCAAAAGACAAAGCTAGTAAATGTATATTAGTTATGAAAACTCAAGCAATTGATAATAATGGTACAGATTTACCAGCAGTTGTAAGAGCTTTATGTCCAGATTATAAAGTATATATACATGATCAAAACATAGAACCCAAGTTAATGAACTTCTTTTATAATTTATCTAATGTAACTATTAATATTGCATCAAATGAAGGATTTGGTATTTCTTGGTGTGAATCACTTCATACAGCAACTCCTATCATTAACAATGTGACAGGTGGACTGCAAGATGGATGTAGATTTACAGATGAAAATGGGGATTGGATAGAATTCAATACAGAGTTTCCAACAAATCATGATGGAACATATAAGAACCATGGAGAATGGGCCAAACCAGTATTTCCATCAAATAGGTCAATACAAGGTTCACCACAAACACCTTATATATTTGACGACAGATGTGATTTTAGAGATGTTGCAGATGCAATGCAATATTGGTATGATATGACAAAAGAAGAACGAGAACAAAAAGGCCAATCAGGATATGAATGGGTATGTGGTGATGAATCAAATATGTCTGCAAGAAGAATGGGAGAACGATTTATTGAATGTATTGAAGAATGTTTCGAAAAATGGACACCTAGAAAAAGATTTACACTATTCAATACAAATGAAATAGATATAGATATTAACAAATCAGGAGTTATAGTATAATGAAACAATATATAGTAGTACAAGGACCAGTAGCAACAAGATCAGGTTATGGCGACCATACAAGAGATTTAGTACATAGTTTAATTGCAATGGATAAATACGAGATTGATATTATATCTCTACCATGGGGCCAATGTCCTATGGATGCATTAAATACAGAAAATGAAAAAGACAAGTTAATTATCAATAGATTAGCTAAAGGAAATATCGATAAACAACCTGATATTTTTATACAAGTATCTGTACCCAATGAATTCTGTATCGATCAACAAGGCAAACCAATGAAACCAGGAAAATTTAATATTGGCGTAACAGCTGGTATTGAAACAACTCAAGTACCTGCTTCATTTCTAGAAGGATGTAATAGAATGGATCTTATAATTACAACATCTGAACATTCAAAATCAGGATTGATTGCAACACAATACGATAAAATAAATAACGATACAAAACAAAAGGAAGGCGAACTAAAATGTACTACACCAGTAGAGGTATTGTTTGAAGGTATAGATTTAGATACATATTTTAAGACAAATGAATTAGATGTAACAATAGTAGATGAATTATCAACTATTAAAGAAAAGTTTTGTTATTTATTTGTAGGACATTGGATTAGAGGAGGCCTGGGCCATGATAGAAAAGATATCGGAATGTTAATTAAAACATTTTGTGAAACATTTAAAAATGTAGCAGAAAGAAACAGACCAGCTTTAATACTTAAGACATCAGGTGCAGGATTTAGCATATTGGATAGAGATGAAATGTTTAAAAAGATTAAATCAATATGTTATCCATACAAAAACAAATTACCTAAAATTTATTTATTGCATGGCGATTTAACAGATCAAGAAATGAATTCTTTGTATAACCATCCAAAAGTAAAAGTGATGATATCATTTACAAAAGGTGAAGGATTTGGAAGGCCATTAATGGAATTTGGTGCAACAGGTAAACCAATTGTAGCTTCAGGCTGGTCAGGCCAATTAGATTTCTTACACCCAGAACATTGTGTATTATTACCTGGACAATTAGTTAAGGTAGATGCATCCGCAGCCGATCAATTCATATTAAAAGATGCAGAATGGTTTACAGTTAATTATCAATATGCATCTACTACAATTAAAGATATAGAAAAAAATTATAAAAAATATTTAGAAAACTCAAGAAAACAACCTAAATATATTAAAGATAATTTTAGTATGCAACAAATGACAGATAAATTTACAGAGATATTGGAAACTTATGTAAAGATTCCTGAAGCGGTTGCAATTAAACTTCCAAAATTAAAAAAGGTAGGAAGTAAAAGTAACGCGCCAGGGCAAATTAAACTTCCAAAATTAAAAAAGGTTGAGGTATAATGGAAAATAAAGATAGAGTAGAAATTCTAAACAATCCTAGCGGAATTAATTTAGATTACGATGAAACATCTCCTATTACA